GGGCTGTCGAGATTCGTATTGACGCGATTGGTGTCGGCGCGTCAGTTCTCGATAGTATCTACAATTTCGTGCCTGCCGACATTTCTGTTGTTGGTATTCACGGCAACGCGAAGTCTGGGGATAGCACGAAGTGGTACAACTACCGCGCTGCTATGTACGATCAGTTCGCTAAGGCTGTCGCTGATGGTCGTGTCTTCCTGCCGGACGATGATGAGCTGCATAACGAGATCGCTTCGATTAAGTATGAGTATCGCGGGTCGGCAATGCTTATCGAATCGAAGGAAAATATGCGTAAGCGTGGCATCAAGTCGCCTGACGTTCTTGATGCTGTCATTTATGCGTACCAAAACATTGGAGCGATTATGGCCGGTAATTCAGAAGGCCAGTACTATTCGCCCGATGACTTGTTGGATACTGACGAGCTGTTTGACTTTGAGTTTGAGGACGCATTATCTGTATTTCTAGCATGATAGGATAATTTACATGAAGTATGAGCAGACATTTCAAGAAGCGCTGGGTGCGTTTTCTGATACCCTAGCGCGTCTCAAGCGTGAAGATGTGGGCTGGTTGCCTTTGTCTGCTGTCGAAGGCCCTGATTCTCTGATTACTCTTGATGTGATTAGGGACCATTCGGCCCGTGCGCGCCGTTTGGCTACTCTTAATCCTATTGTGAAGCGCGGCCTGGTTGTGCGTAACGCTTACATGTGGGGCGACCCAGTTGTCTACAAGGGTTCTACTGGTCCTTCTCGTAAGGTGATCGAAGAAAACACGAAGGCTTGTTTCAGTGTGCAGGCGCGTGTTCGTGACGAGCAGTCGTTCAATACGGACGGTTGTGTGATCTACCTTGTCGATAAGGCGACCAAGACTGTCTCTCCTGTCCCGTTGTTGCGCCTTGCGGGAGTGGCGACGGATGACGTAACCGGGGATGTCGTTGCGCTTCTGATCAACCCTGTCGAAAACGGTCAACCACAGTGGTACATGTTGTGGGACCGGGCGGGTGTGAAGATCAATGCGACTAACTACAAGGTGAATCGTCGCCTGACGGCTGTGTATGCGACCGTTAATCGCCTTGCTGCTGAACAGTACGGCAAGCCTGATCTCATGAGCGCTATGTCCTATGCCCAGAGGTACAAGGAGCATCTTGAGATTGCGCACCTCATGGAGAAGTCGCTGGCAAAGCTGGCCTTTAAGGCGACGAGCGTTAACTCTAAGCAGCAACAGGCCGTCCAGCAGCGTATGGCTGGTCCGGGTGTCGGTGCCACAGCGAACATCGGCGCTGGGCAGGACATTCAGGCGATTAACAAGGCCGGTGCCGGGATCGACTTCTCGGCAGGTACGCCTCTTGCGGCCATGGTGTCGGCTGCTCTCGACATCCCCTTGTCGGTGTTGCTGACTGACGGTTCTGCGGGTGGGCGACAGGGCGCTGAGACTGCACTTGAAGACCCAACGTTTAAGGCGTTGGAGTTGCGTCGTCAACTGCACATCGACATGCTGAATGAGATTGCTATGGCTCTCGGCATCAAGGTGTCAATTGAGTACGGTTCAATTAACAACGACCAAACGCACCGTCGTATTCAGTCTTTGACGCTTGCGTACCAGAATGGCGCTTTGCATCAGATTGAGATGCGTTCGGGTGTTTTGCAGCTTTTGAAGATTGCTGGCTCTTTGCCGTTGGAAGATTTGCCGGAGTTGCCGGATGAAGGCAAGGACGAGGACGACACAGATACCAACACTGACAGCCCCGACGACAGCAACAAGGATGACGGGCGCGCAACAGGTGTTGGGCCACTGTCTGATGGAACTAACGACAACCGAGATAGGGGGACTGATGCTTAAGCTGCATGAGTCAACTGCGGCTGTCGGTACTGAGTCTCTTGGTGAGGGTAAGTACCGCATCCGTATTATCATGCCGGGCCAGGGTTCGAGCGGTATTTACACTGCCGAGAACTTGGCTGAGTCTGCGCCTTTGTTTAAGGCTGGCACGGAAATGTTTATCGACCACCCAACCGAGACTGAGGAATGGGAGCGCCCTGAGCGTTCTATTCGTGACTACGCGGGCGTCTTCCTTGAAGATGCTACTGTCGGTGAGGATGGCGCACTCTACACGGTGTGTAAGGTGTTTTCTGGGGTGAATGATCTAATCAGGGATAAGTGGGAGCATATTGGTGTTTCTATCAATGCCTGGTGCAACGAGCCAATTGCGGAAACAGGTGTTGTTCCTGTTTTTGCTGGCGTTAGGTCGGTTGACTTTGTTACCGCGCCTGGTGCGGGTGGTGGCATTGTTGATCTGCTAGAATCAAATAGGAACAACTCTATTACTAAGGAGGGAACTGTGGACGAAAAGCTGCTTGAGTCCAAGTTCGATGAGCTAAAGGGCGAGTTTGCTTCTCTTATTGAAGCTCTCGGCTCTAAGCTCGATTCCGTTGTGACTTCTATTCAGGAGTCCAAGGAGGAAAAGAAGGTCGAAGAGGCATCTGTCGATGTCGATGCCGCTATTGAAGCAGGCAAGAAGATTGCTGAGTCGGGACTTCCCGAGGCGGCTGTCGCGCGTGTTCGTGAAGCCCTGAAGAAGGGCGCGGATGTCGATTCTGCGCTTGAGGCCGAGCGCGCGTATCTCAAGGAGGCCGTCGCTGCGACTGCCACCCCCGTTGTTGACGAGTCTGCCGGGGTTTCCTTGAAGGAGTCCTACGCTAAGATTGGTTGGAAGTGATCATGGCAGGTATCAAGAAGTTCCCTCTGACGGGTAACAAGGATAACCAGATTTTCGAGTACAGCGATACGCTGTCTCTGGAGATTGATGATGCGCAGAAGCACCTGAAGGCCGGTGACGCGGTTGTCGTCAACAAGGAGGCTGGCATTGCTGGCATCCTGATGTCGGATGTCGCTCCGGATGAGGAGAAGACTGATTACGCGACTGCTGCCGAGGCTCTTACCAAGCCTACTTATGGCCTGAATCGCGGTAAGTACGCCTCGGTTCGCGTGAAGGGCGGCGTGTTCGCTCTCAAGGTTGATGGTTCTGCTCCGTCGCCGTTTAAGCCTGGCACGCTCATTTACCTGAAGGCTGCGACTGCCGGTGCCAAGCCTACTGTCACCTTCACCAAGGCGGGCGCTGACGTTGTGCTTGGCTGGGTGAAGGAGATTTACTCTTCTGCCGCTAAGGACAGCGTTTACCAGGTTGTTCTCGACACTCGTCCCCTGTCCTGAAAGGTTTAACTAATGACTACTTTTGAGGAAAAGCAGCTTGAGTTCAACAAGCTGCTCGAAGGTGCCTTCAAGGGCGACAAGATCGCTCAGGCGCGTCTGAAGGAGGCTGTCACCACCGATAATCTCGCGCCGACCATGTTCGTTAACGCTGCTAACGTGCAGTTTGTTAACGCTTACGAGGCTTACGATTCGATTTGGCCGAAGATTGCTGAGAAGGTTCTTCTCAACGACTTCCGTCCTGCCGCGTACCTGTCGCTTAATAGTGATATCGCGTCGATGCCTATCGACAACGGTGGCTTCTCGCCCATCCAGGACACGCTGCCCGCGATTCCTGAGTTGACCCCATACCCGACTCTCACGTACACCGGCAACGGTCGTTTCGTTGAGGTTGGCAAGCATGGTGCGCGCCTTCAGTTCAGCTTCGAGGCAATCGTCAATGACGATTGGAACACGATTGAGAAGCTGCCGACTGACGCGGGCCGTCTCGCGGCTCGTACTGAAGACCTCCTGGTTCTCATGACCTTGTTCGACCCCCGCAACAAGGGCATCAAGGCTGAGCTGGGTCGTCAGCTTGACCTGTCGAAGGTTCCTGCCGAGTTCAAGGGCGAGGCTGTCGCTGGCAGTAACGGCAAGGATGCGCGTATTTCCTACGGTGCTATCACTGCTGCTCGTTGGCAGGCCCTTAACACCAAGTCTGAGTCCGGTCGCACTGTCACCGTTCCTGGCGGCTTTGCTCTGGTTTGCTCGCCTGCTCAGGCGCAATTGGCCCGCGAACTTCTCGCTATCCGCGAGATTCGCACGACCAACGGCAAGACGACCACGATCAGCACCAACACGCTGACCGACATCGAGGTTGTCGAGTCTGATCTCATTGGCACCATTGTTGGTGACGGCGCGTGGGCGCTTGTCCCCAAGGGTGGTAAGGCTGGCGATAAGACCACTATCGCTAAGACCTCCATGCGTGGCCGTGAAACCCCGGAGCTTCGCGCTCACAACGCGACTGGTACGATGCTCGGCGGCGGCGCTGTTGATTACCGTGAAGGTAGCTTTGACAATGACGACGTGGAGATTCGCGTTCGTCAGATCGCGGGCGCTGGCCTGTTGAATCTTGATGGCGTTGTCCTCTCTGCCGGTGGTCAAAACGCACATCTCTGATCAGTTAGCTGATTAAGTAAGACCCCTGTGGCCTTTTGGTCACGGGGGTCTTGCTATACTAGTTTCATGAGTGATATTGATTTTTCTTCGCCTGTGGGGCAGGTGCGTGTTCTTATTCCTGATTTGCGTAAGTTGGAGGACTTGCGTGATTTGAGGAATGAGCCGCGTTATCTTTTCGCTGACGAAGAGATTGAGGCTTTGCTCGCTGTTAATAGTGGGAGTGTGAAGCTGGCTGCTGCTGATGCGTGTGACGCTATTGGCATGGATAAGGCTTTGCAGTTGCTTGTATTGAAGACGGATGACAAGCAGACGGACGGCGCGAAGTTGCTGTCTGCGATTGTTGGTCGTGCTCGTCAGTTGCGTGCTCAGGCGAAGGAAGACGAAGAAAACAACCTCTGCTTTGATGTTGTTCATCCGACGTTTGAGCCTGTGGATTGGGCGGTGAACTTCTAATGGGGCTGTCGATCAATCCTAATATCCACCCTTTGTTCTTGTATGCTTCGTACTACCCATTGCAGTTGTTGGCTAATACGAAGGTGAGTATCTACGAAACACCTGATACTGTTTCGTATGATTGGACGGCTGACGATGGTCTGTCGGCTGTTGACAATCGTCCTGTGTGGACTGGTTGGGCTAACGTGACACCGAACGTGGACTGGCGTGCTCGCAATCGTGAGTGGGCTGGTGAGGTGACGGGTGTTCACGCTTATCGTGTTCAGTTGTTGCATCTCGACAAGAATGAGGTCGTGCCGGAAGACTTGTGGGGTGACCCTTCCGTCCGCGTATCCTTCGGTGAGGGTATGCGCGTGCAAGTAGACGAGGCTCCAACAGACACCAGGATTGAGGGCTTGAAGCTCGTCATCCGTAACGCTCAGATTGATACACTAAACTGGCAGGTGACACTACTTTGCGACGTGGAGACGGGAGATACCGGCCATGGCCAGAACTAAAAAGACTGTCCGCTTCGATGGGCGCGTCACCGGTATTAAGGTAACTGTCGATTCCGACCGTTACGGTGTTGCAGCTAAGGCGAAGAAGAAGATCATTGATGCTGCTTGGAAGAAGGTCGATGCTGCTGCTAAGGCTGCCGCCGCTGCTTCTACTGAGTACGGTCGTCAGTTGATTAACTCTGACCCACGGCGTGTCGATACTGGCTACATGCGCGACACATTCAGTGTCGATGCATCCAAGGGCGGCAAGGTTGTCGAGATAGGCTGGCATAAGTGGGACCGAGAGAAGCCGTACTACTCATGGCAGGAGAATGGCACCTATGGCAACCGCACGACTGGCTATCTTCGTTCTGGTTTGCGCAGTAAAGCCCACGGCGACAGAAGCGCGAAGGGTATTACCCCTGCTAAGTACCTGCCTCGTGTGACGGCTGTGTTCCGTGAAGAGTTTTATGGGAGGCTGAAGTGAAGGATAGAACTCTAGAGTTTGACGAGGCTTGTCTGGCTATTCTCCGTTCAATCAAAAGCGTCGAAGTTTTCGACTCCTTTGCTCGTGATGTTCGTGTGCCTCTTTATATTGTGTATCACGGTGGGGCTGAGATTAATCGCAATTTGAACCACTACATGTCTATGGTTGGGCACACCCAGGATGTTTATGAGCATCCTTTTTACGTGGATGTTTATGCTGAGAATAAGGAAATGCTCAACCGTCTCGTGTCGGTTGTGAAAGAAAAGCTCATTGGTGCTGTGTTGATTGATGGGTCTAACGGGGTGAATATTGCGGCCTCTGTTGGTTCGACAGCAGACCACGATTCCACGTTGCGGCCTACTGTTTATCAGCGCCATATGAACTTTTACGTGAACCTGGATAGAGGGGACTAATTATGCGTGTTCGCAACAAGTACACTGGTGTTGTGTGCGAGAAGTCAAAAGCAGAACTATCTGTTTTTTCCGACATGTATGAGCTTGTCGATGACGAGACACCTCTGACGCAACCTCCGTGTTGTGGCGCAGATGATACTATTGAAGACGACAATACTACTCAGGAGGACTGAATACTATGGCTAAGATGTTGTCGCCGAATACCACCATTTGGTGGATTCCGGCTGATGCTATCACCAACATGGATGACCTGTTTAAGGCATCCTCCTACACGGGTGGCACGGCGAAGGCCGTTGACATCTCGTGTGCTATTGCGGCGGGCATGACGCTGGGCGCGACTGATTCCGATACGGACGATTCTCGTTCCATTTGCGACAGTGGAAACGCGAAGACCCCTACGGTGTCGAACTACGAGGCTTCTCTCACGTTCTTCCGTGAGGAGATTGCCAAGGGTCAGAAGGCCGCCGGTAACACCTCTGTCTATGACAAGGCGTTCCAGCTCTTCAAGCGCGGCACTCTCGACGGCCTGAAGGAAGGCTACCTTGTTCAGCGTATCGGCTTCCGACAGGGCACCCCTGTCGAGGCCGGTATGGAACTGTCGGTGTTTAAGGTTGTCCCCGACAACCCGAAGGACGAATTGGGCGACGGCGACAAGCCGATTCAGTTCACTGTGCCATTCCTGGCTCAGGGATACATGGAGCTGAATAAGGCTGTCACTGCCTGATAGGTTCTGCTAGAATACCCCTGTACCTCCGAGGTGCGGGGGTATTCTCATATCTGATTGGAGTAGACATCATGACTTTTGAGCTGTCTAAGATTATCTCGTCGATCAAGCCGACTGTGAAGGCTATCGACATCCCCTTGAATACTGAGGACGCTGAGCGTTTCATGGAACTAACCGAGGCTGCTAAGGCTGCTTTGGTGATTGAAAACACCACTGCTCGTTCTATTACGGATGTTAGCCCTGGTGTGGAGTTTCAGGAGGAATTGGAAGAATTGCGCAAGCAGACGATCACGCTTCGTCTTCGTGCCCTGTCGAACAAGGAGATGTACGTTCTGAAGCGTAGGGTTTGGGAAGACCCATTCTTTTCGACGAAGAATAAGAACGAAGACGAGAAGGCGATTCTTGCCGTTGAGCGCGAAGACCGTTTGATGGAGTATATTATCGCTCAGGCGTGTGCCGAGATCATCGACAACGCTACGGGTGAGTCGAAGAATGGCCTGTCTGATGATGAAGCTGCTGAGCTTCGTGGGCACTTGCCTGAGTTCCTATGGGAGCGCATCTGCAAGACTTGGGACGAAGCTCAGAAGCTTGGCATTGTCGTTGCGGAAGCGATTAGTGACCCTACGTTTCGTGGGGACGGAACTGTCGAGACCGGAGAACCAGTGGATGCTGCTTCTTCTGAAGACGGCGAGGGCTGAAGGTAAGCCTCCTACGCTGTTTACAGGTGCTCATGGCATGTTTGCTCGTGTAGTGCCTGTGTGGATTGGTGATGAGCTGGATTCTGAACCAATTGATCAAAATGAATACACACCACTTGATTTGGCTTTGTGCGCGGGTTATCAGTATTATCTCGACAGCCTGTGTAACAAGTGCGGGACGCCACTATGGTATGGCCGTAGTGAGCATCCGGCGATTGAGTTCCGTGTTGAAACATCGACATGCTATTCATGTGCGGAACTTGATGCGCATCGTGAGAGGCAGAAGGAACAGAAGCCAGGTGATAGCACGTATACTGTGATGAGTACTGTGGAGTACTCGGATGGCTCGAAGGAGCCTTTGCCTTCACCTCTTGAAGCACTAGAGCAAGTTGGTTAGGAAATGTCCCTGGTATCATTGAGTTGATACCGGGGACATTTTCTTTTAGGAGTTAAGGTGGCAGACGAGTCAATCAAGATCGACATTGACGTTAACGCTGCTGGGGCAGACAAGGCGGCTCAGAGCATCAGCGCTCTGGAAAAGCAGATTGGTTCCCTCCAGGGGGCTGTTGCTGCGCTGAAGGCACCGTCTGCCCGTGGTGGTTCTGTTCTTGATTCTTTGCAGTTGGATTCCACAAAGGTCAAAAACCTGAAGGAAACCTCTTCTGCGTTGAAGTCCGTGGCCGATGCTCTTGGCTCGTTGAATAAGGCTGCTGGGGACGCGAGCAAGGCTGATCTTTCGGCTGGTGTCGATAAGGCTGTGTCAGCGTATCGACAGTTCATCCGCGAGACTCGCACGATGAACAGCCTGAGCAAGGACCATATCGCCAAGCTGAAGGATACTGCCTCGGCTATGCGTGAGGTGGCTTCTGCATCTAATGCTATGGCTGAAGCTGAGTCCAAGGCGAAGAAGGCTCAGGCGGCGTTGAACCAGTCTCAGGCTCGCAAGACTGAGGCGCAGGCTGAGAAGCTGCGCGCTCAGGCAAGCGTGAAGCACGAAGATAATGCTATCCCTTTGCAGCGACAGAAGGGTCGGGATGAGCGTAGCCTCGTGAAGACGAAGGGTGATGAGGCTGCTCGTCTTGCTGAGATTCAGGCTACGTCGCAGTTGCAGCAGGCTGAGTTGAAGTTGGCTGGTACGACGGTGACTGCTGAGGCGAAGCGTGAGGCTGCTGCTGTCGCCGCCTCGGCTAAGATCACTGCTGCCCGTGAGGCTGAGGCCGCACGCACGCAACGTGCCATGATTAAGGAGCAGGGCTCCGGTGAGCGTCAGATGATGCGCATTAGCGCGTCTCAGGCGAACGCTCAGTTGCGTGCGAATGAGCAGGCTATCGAGCAGGTCCGTTATGCTGCTCGTGATACGGCTGTGTATTACGGGGCCATTACGGCTGGCCTTGGTACGCTGGTGTCGTCTGCTGCGCAGGCTGGTATTGCTCAGGAGCGTGCGTTTGCTGACGTGAAGCGTACCGCTCAGAGTACAGCGGCGGACTTGACTGAGCTTCGCAAGGCGTACACGGATTTGTCTACGGAAAAGGTTGTGACGCCTTTTGCTGATCTTGCGAAGATCGGTACGCTTGGTGCGCAGATGAACATTCCGACGAAGGACTTGAAGGATTTTACGACCGCTGTCGCAGAGTTTTCGACGGTTACGGAGATGGATGTCGAGGCTGCGACTACGGCGTTTGGTCGTTTCGGCCAGATGATGGGCGGCTTGCAGGAGTCCTCTAAGGGCGCCGGGGATGGTTACAAGATTCTCGCGAACCAGGTTGCGGACCTGGGCGCGAAGTCGGTTGCGACTGAGCCTGAGATTGCGAACATGATGGTGTCGATTGCTGCTCAGGGTAAGTCGGCTGGCTTTACCCAGAACCAGATTCTCGCGCTATCGTCTACGTTGTCGTCGCTCGCTATTCCGAAGGAATGGGCGCGAGGCTCGTTGCAGCGTATCTTCAACTCGATCAATGCCGCTGCTGCTGAGGGCGGCGACGCTATGCATACCTATGCTCAAGCTGTCGGCGTGACTGATGCTGAGTTTCAGAAGCTCTGGCGTGATGACCCGAACAAGGTATTCCAGGGCATCTTGCAGCACTTGGCTGGCATTGGCGATAAGGTTGAGAAGGCTCAGGCGATTAAGGACTTGGGCTTTAAGAACGTGCGTGATGTCGAGCTGCTGGCGCGTATGTCCAACAGCGTTGGATTGTACGTGTCGCAGTTGAAGGAAGCTGAAGAGGCGTCGAAGAACACGTCATTCATTGATGATTCGATGTCTATTATCACTGATACTCTGTCAGCTAAGTTGCAGCAGTTCCAGAACGCTTTGCAAAACGCTGGCGCGGCCATGAACTCTAGCTTCATGGTGCCAATGAAGGCCATTGTTACTGTGGCGACAATGGCCGTGAACGCTTTCGCTAAGCTACCTGCACCTATCCAGGCGTTCGTTGGTGCGCTGACTATGGTCAGTGTCGCCCGTGTGGGCATGACTGCTGCAAAGGCTGCGCTCATGTCGATGTCGGCTTCGTATATCCAGATGCAGACCCGCATTATGCAGGCGACGGGGCAGCAGAAGTTGTCGTGGGGCATTGTGTTCCAGGCTGTGAAGCAGGCTCAGGCCGGGGTGGCGTCGTATGACGGTGCTTTGGCTTCGAATGTGGCGACTGCTAACGCTGCTGCTGCGGCTAACCAGAGGCTTGCTGCTGCGGATAACATGGTGGCTGCGGCTGCTGGTAAGGCTGCGGTTGCGAAGGGCGCTCAGAACGCCGCGCAGATGGCTTCTGCGGGCGCGTCGGCTGCGGCGGCTGGCGCTCAGGTTGCGGCTGGCGCTGGTCAGGCTGTGGGCGCGCTGTCCAGGCTGTCGTCTGTTGGCTCTGGTCTAATGGCTATGTTCGGCGGACCTTGGGGTTTGGCTATCACTGGTGCTATTACCGCTGTGACGGTCGCTGCATCGTATCTTGGTGATTCATTCACGAGTGCATCAGAGAAGGCTGAAAACTTCAGTAATGCTGCGGGAGGTTCTTCGGCTATCTTGAACGCTTTGGCTCAGGATACGAAGGAAGTTGGTAATGGTACCCAGTCTAGCTTTGTCGAGCTGAACGCTACGATTGAGCAGAATGGGGAAGTTCTGACGGCTAATGGTGAAGCTCTCGGCTACTACGTGGATAAGTCCGGTCAGGTTGTTCAGGCTACCCACGAGCAGGCCGAAGCTATGGGTTATTCTACCTTGAAGATCGGTGAGCACACCCAGGCTTTGATTATGGATGCTGTCAAGGGTTCTGATGCGTTTAAGGGCATGTCGAAGGAAACCAAGCAGGCTTTGGTTGACATGGGCTTCTCGTATCAGAAGTACATTAAGCTCGCGTCTACGTCTGAGGCTCAGGGTGGTGGACAGAAGGCCGCTGATGCTTACGTTGATGGGTATATTGCACAGATTCAAGCTCGTTCTAATGAGGTTGCTCAGGCATCACTAGATGCTGGTGAAGGCGGCGAGGGTATTCTTGTTAATACACGTAAGTATGATGACCAGATTAGCGCTCTGCAAGGCTTGAAGTCGAACACTGAGGGTGTCGGCGGCGCAATGCGCGATGCTCTGAACGACGCTATTCTCTTTGGCCAAGGTGTCGAAGAGACCGGCGAACAGACGGAAGAAGCTGGCTTCAAGATCGGTGATGCCAAGGGCGAGTTCAAGGACATGGCCGAGGTTATCCGCTCTGTCCTTGATGAGATGTTCTCTTCGACTGATGCTGCTGCTGCTCTCGACAGCGCTATGCAGCAGGTGTACGAGTCAATGCAGGAGCACGGCACGTCGATGGACCCCAATTCTCCTGACGGCCAGGCGAACATTGCTGCTATCTCGGAGTACTTCGAGAAGATGGGTAATGCCGCTGCTGCTGGTATTGAAGAGATGGGTCTGACCGGCGAGGAAGCGTACCAGTACGCCCAGCAGTCGATTCAGGATACGATTGACTTCCTGTCGGCTCAGGGCTTCGACATGAGTGCTTTCGAGCAGCAACGAGACACTATGGCCGCAATCATTGCACAGCCTTACCAGTCGGGTGAGGTCGATCATTCTAAGACGGATGAATCGCTTGGACAGATGGTCGGTAATGCCATTGACGCGGTGAATCAAGCTCAGGGTGCTTTGGGTAAGGTCCAGGCAATCTGGAACGCTATCAGCAGTTACCAAGGTTTGATTGGTGGTGCGAAGTCTAAGTCTGGCAAGGGCACATTCTCTCTCGGCAAGAAGTCTAAGATTCGCATGCCTACTTTCGCTGGGCGTAACAATGGTACGTCGGCGTTTAGTGCTAACAATTTCCGCGAGAAGCCTCAGCGCTCTAGTCGTAGTGGAGGCGGCAGTGGAGGTGGTGGACACTCGCCTCGATCTGGTGGGGGTAGTGGTTCTCATGCCAAGAAGGCGGCTAAGACGGCGGCGGAAATCTTTGAAGATTTTCTGTCGCGCCTGAAGTCGGCACTCGACAAGGCGCTCACTTCTTGGTGGCGCTCTACGACTGCGCAGGATAATTACCACAAGAGTCTAAACAGCCTAAAGAAGAATGTCGAAGGCACGACGAAGAAGGTTTCTGATCTCCGTAAGGAGAATGAGAAACTTGCATCGGATATGCGGAAGAACGAGCAGGAGTTGCACGACGCTGAGTTTTTCCATGCTGTCGCCGTGAAGTACGGTGACGATGAGCGTATGCGTTCGACTCAGACCGACATTGATGAAGCCAAGCAGAAGATCAACGAGGGTCAGACGAAGATTGCCGACAACGACAAGGAGATTGCAACCCTACAAGCTGGGCAGTTTGCTCTGAAGGGTTACACAGATGAGGCTATTGCTAACCGTGAGGCTCTGCGGTCGTTGCAGTCTCAGATGATTGGTTTGATTGAGGCGTATGCTGCTGCTGGTCATTCGACACAGGAGATTGAGGCGTACACACAATCACTGAAGCAGCAGTTTATCGATCAGGTTACTCAGCTTGGGTTTAACCAAGGTGAAGTGACTGAGCTCGCAGGTGCATTTGATAGCTTAACTTCGACTATCGGTCAGGTTCCTCGTGAGGTAAAGGAGAATGTAACAGACAATGGTACTGTCGGTGCGACACAAAGCGCGATTGATGGTATCCATGGTCATGATGTTACTATCCCTGTTCGCCCTGATAGGACTACTATTCCGGTAACTTTGGATGTTAAAGGTTTTGGGCGTCTGATTGGACACAAAAATAACTTCTCCGGTTCTAGTAGTAGTTTTGCGAAAGGTGGTCTACTGCTAAGTTCCAAGGCTATTCCAGGTTTCGCCGGGGGAGGCTTACTGCCTGGTCGTCCACCCGCTAACCCGAAGGCCGACAATCTCATGGCGACAGATGGTCACGGCATGTTCCGTGTCCGTAGTGGCGAGTACGTGATTAGCCAGCCTGCTGTCGATTTCTATGGCAAGGGCTTCATGAACGCCTTGAATACGATGCAGGTACCAGTGTCGGCGGGCGGGGTCTACCAAATGGGTAGTGATGCAGTTCTTGCTACAATTAACCCAGCACAGTTTAATGAGCTGGTGAAGGCTGTTAGTACGTCTGTCCTTTTGGATGGGCAGGCTATTGGTCGTAACATCGACAATCGGAATGAGGGAGCAGGTAGTCGTGGTGTCTACTAGAGGGTGTCAAACGCGTGAGGTGTTTTTCTCTGTGGGAGGCACGTTTATGTCGTGGTTCCCCGCACCGGATGAATCGCCTGTTTCTGACAGTGTCCATTATGGTGATGGTGCGGCAACGCTATTGAATGGCTTTGCTGACATTAATGGTTCTGTGTACGCCCATAAGCATTACGAGCTTACTTGGTCGTACTTGAACCGTGAACAGGCTGATTTGTTCCGCAGACTGTTCATGAACCGTTCTGGAGAATGGGTCACTTACCTGGACCCGTTCTCGATGAACAACGCCCTGTCGCCTTTGATGGGGTTGCCCTATTTGCATTATCATGTTGGTTCCCCGTTTGCCTTTAATGACTTTGGTAAGCAGGCTTTGTTCCCTACAAAGAACATTGATAGTACAACTGGGCATCCTGGGGTTATTCTGAAGCCGAATATCCTGAGTATGCACAATAAGGCTGGTAGTGATGCCAATGGTCTTAATGGCCGTGAGGCTACTTTGTCGTTGAGCGGGCCGGGTAACTATATCGAGCGTGTTGCTGTACCTGAAGGGTACTATGCGACGTTTTATGCTTCCGGCTTTGAAGACGGCAAGCGCCCATTTGAGTGGTCCTTTGGTCGTATTGGTGGAGATGGGCTTCCACTTCATGTCGCTACTAAGGAAAAGAACCGTATTTTTGGGTTTGGTGACGGCGTATGGGAGATCGAGATGCGGCCATTGCAGGAGGGGCATATGGGCTGGTGCAGTTTGCGTATTCGTCCGTATGACCCGAATGAGCTTATTACGACGGGGGCACCTGAGTACACTTACTCGTACCCTTCTGGTGGTGGGAACCTTCAGGTTGTTCCTGGTACTGCTAAGATTGTAACTGTGAATAATGCCCGTGGTCATTTCACTGCGTCAGTTACTTTGGAAGAGGTGTGGTCTTGGTAAACGCTATTGGTTTTCCTACTAATAAGCTGACCTCTTGGTCCGTTGTCGAGGATTATGTGTCGCTTGATCGTAACAACTCGACAGGTGGATTCTCTGAGTACAGCCTGGCTGGTACGGGGTTTGTTGAGGCTGCTGATGTGATTGGGCACGTGGTGATGCTTGATGACCCACGCCTCGGTCGTACCCATGCTTTTGTGCGGGCGATTACTAATACTCCCTGGGCGTGGTCGGCCACACTTAATGACCCTTTTTATCAGTTGAACGTTGAGACAACAATCCCTAGCCTTTACCGCGCTTCAGTTAAGGATATTGTCAATCATTTCTTTAAGTGCGCTGGAAGCACAGAGCCTAAGATTTTTACCGCCGCAAGCCGTAATTCATCTATGAGCTTCTTTAAATATGGTGTGCCAGGTATTCGTGGAGAGCAATCTATTGATCAGTTTAACTTCCCTGGTGCTAAGGGTAACTTGTGGAATATACTGAAATCTTTCCTATCAGCGAAGGATTGGCAGATTACGTGGGTTTATGACACAATTGTTCTCTATAGGAACCATAGTGTTCTTACTCGCTTTCAAGGCTTCACCAGGGATTACAGTATTGATTTCTCGGTTGAGGAACCCTTCTCGGATATCGAATGTACTTATTACGAGGAGGATACTCTAAGAAGGCATTACTTCTATTCAGCAGAGTATCCATCAGGAACCACCCCGCAAGGTAGGCCCGTTGTCCCTGGTGAGCGGCTAATCGTTTTGGCGTATCCACCAACTACTATCGACGGTGACAACAGGAAAGAACTCTCCAGTGGAGAGGTTCTTTCGGTCGAATCTGGTGAAACCAAGGAGTTCATCCTGGAAGTCAACGGGGTGGTTAATGCTCTGTATGACCAGCCTGTCTGTGTCATGTCTAAAGACATTCACCCAACAGACATTAATATCACTACTGAGTCTCCTGGTACTAGAGAAAGGCATATTGTTAATAAGTCAAAGTACTGTGTGGTAGGCAAGGATAACAAGCCTATTACGCCAGCACAGTGGTATGCAGAAGGTGGCTCTGTTTCTGTCGAACTTGGCGATGAGCCGAATCAATTGAAGGTTCGTGTTACAGGCATGGATAATCAACGCCTTGCGCCATTCCGACTTGCTGAGTCTGATGGACAGAATGACTACCAGTCTTTGCGTATTCTCGCTGACGCTTACTTGTATAAGGAGAAGACACTCAACTTCCAGACTGGCTATACTACTAAGACTGAACCAGTGAAGATTGACTCTAAGTTCATCGCGTCGCTCGATGAGGCTTACGAGGCATGTGTTTATGCTGCACAGAAAGCCTTTGGTTATACCTGCGGTCTTGATTGGACTGGTGCTATCCCGTTGAACGAGGCTTATACGGATGTCGTGTATGACTTTGAGCGTGAGTTGATTACGGCTGCTGATGTAACTGCTTTTACTGGTGCTCCTTTGCCTGAGAAGGCTGCTGAGAAGTGGCCTTCTGGTACGACCATGTACAAGATTGATACTGATCTGCTGCGGTTTACAGATAACAAGCCGGTCACCAATAGGGCTCAGGTTTTTGGTCGTCTGTCTGGCACCTGTGCTGTGTTCGACAGGTTTGTTTGGACTATTACCTCTGTTAACTATGATGATTCTGGTGTTAAGGCAGTCTGTGAGCCTTATACAAAGGTAGTTGATCTCGCGGCTGTCTTCGACAGGCCAAAGGTTAAGGACTTGGTAACACCTAAAGGTATTACCCTGAGAGAGCTGTCGTTGAAAGGATATACGCACAATGAAGCATAACCTACCCGCCCCTTCTCAGGCGTGGGGCAGTGATATCAACAGGCGGTTGGCTGCGCTTGAATCCCAGGTACGGCTTTATGACAATAAGCTGTCTAATTCTACGGATTCTCTAACTGCACTTACACAACGTGTAAGTGCTAATGGTGTGGCACAGCCGTTCAGCTTTACTGAGGGTCGGAGCACTATAACATTAGACGGTGATTTTAGTAATCAGCTATATACAAGACAGCTTGACTGGGGCGAAGCTGCCTCCTTTATGCTCGTTGCTATTTCTGGTTTTGTCACTGTCCGTTTGCGTGATAGTATTACCCCGTCATCAACTATGTACAGGGTATATTCACAGATCACGGGTGCAGAAGGCTATGGATATTCTGTAATGGTGCCTGTTAATGGTAGTACATTGGGGGCTAGTATCTCGTATACGTCGCTTATAAGCTACGACGAGAGGTATAACCCAAGTATTAGCATTAGTCTCAGCGGTCTACGCACAGACGAATATCTGGTTAGCGGTTCCGTAACAAACACACTACAAGTTTCAGTCGCAGGAGTACGATACTGATGCCAATCAACAAGCAGGGTATTTGGACCTACAGTGATAATGATGTGGTTCAGTCCTGGCCTATCTTTATGAACCTCGGATTCAATTCTGTATCTGAGGTTGTGAAAGGGCTCCAGGATGGGCGAGTCATTATTGCGAAGAATGACGCTGATCGCGAGGCTAAGTTGAAGTCTATGCGTGATGCGGCCGGTAAGAATCCAGATGTGCTTATTTATCAGGTTGATCGTAAGACTATGAGTTCTTACTCTGATGGGAGACTTACCACCATTTTTGGTGCAGCTGTTGAAACAGGCTACACTAACAATAATGATAACTTTGGTACTTGGAAGAGGTATAGCGCCAATCCCAGTGCGGTCATTCAAACAAGTATTGTAGTGCCAAAGCCTGGTCTGTGGCTATTTTCTAGTCACATCACTATCGCAAACGATAATGATGCGGCTAACGCCAACATTGATGTCTTTGCTCAACTTGATAATTCCGGTGGTTTTGTCAATGTGGGCACAGTTAACACGTACAACTACAACAAGAACGTGATGTCGTTCCGAGCTGCCCCTATCAGTAAGTTCACTGATAGGGCCAACCAGAAAGTTGATTACGCTGTGAAGGTGGCAGTCAACCCAATGTCGAATATCGGATGGGGTGGCCTAACTGTTCAGGCCACAAAGATCGGCTAGGTATGCTATACTAATGCACGACAGATATTCACTTTGTTGATGCTGTTTGCTGTGGATGCTGAAACACCCTGCCAGTTCTCCTTTCCTGGCAGGGTGTTTCTTTTATCTCGGCCACCCGTTGTCGAGTGTCCACTTGTGGTGGAGCTTATGCACCAGATAGTACACGAGGTGTCGGAACGCATCTCTCACGTCGTTCGCGTCCTTGTATCCGACATCCTTACCTGTAAGCCACCAACCGAGGCTCTTCAGTGTCACGTCCTTGACGAGGCCCTTAGCCTGAGCGGGGGTCTGGTAGTGGATGTCATCGACAAGCCAGTCCAAGACAGCATTAACCTTCACAGGGGTAAGGTCTGCTGTGAACTTGTTACTGGGGCGCAGGTCGAACTGTTCGGCAACGACGACGGCTTGTGGGTACTCATCAAGGTACTGCTTGATGTACTCTACTGTTTCGACATGTGTCGCACAGATGAACTGCTCGAAGTGAAGAATCTCCACCTCTTCTTCGACACGGGCAACAACGATGCCAGTGTTGACACCAGGGTCAATTGTGATAATTATTTTCATCCTTCTCCATCCAATCATCACTCAAGACATCATAAGATGTTCCAGCGTACCTGTTTCGCCCATTAGGTGAAAGCCCACCAAAGACACCACAACGCCACTTCTTACCGTCCACAGGTGTTTCTTCTGCTTCAAGGCAATCTCGGAGACACTGTTCCCTGATGGGGCATTGGGCGCAGAAGGCTCTGGCAACCTCACTGTAGAGTGTCGAGTCGAAAAACCACTCTGTTGGTACATTAATGCAGTACGCCTGGCTGTAGTCTGTCACACTTCCTCCCAGTTATTGCCAACCTCTGCTTCAGCAGCAAATGGCACGCGGTTGAACACGAGGGTTGCTGCTTTAGCCATTTCATGCTCCATCATCTTGGAGCACTCTTCGACTGTCTCTTCCGGGCACTCGACATAGGTAGCGTCATGGACAAGGCCAATCAGCTTAGCTCCGTACTGCCCAACCTGTTCATTGATCTTGATTGCTGCATTGAGGCAGATGTCATTAGCTGTCGATTGTGGAACAAAAGCGAGTGCTTCGTTCTGTGTCGAACTGTAGTTGTTATCCGACACAAACAGAGGATTGAACGTGAGGCCGAACTTGGTTTCACGTTCGTTGTCTTCTTCCTTGCGTCCGACACTGTGCTTAACTCGTTTCTGCCAATCTCGGAGTCCTGGGTAGGAACCAAGGTACTGATCAACTACATGCTGTGCGGCCTCAATAGGCTGTTCAAGGGCTGTCGCAATAGCTGGAACGCCTCTGTTATAGTTTAAGCCGTACACGCAACTTTTGACTAGTGCGCGCCTGTTCTTAGCAGCCTTTGGGTGTTCATGCTTGAACGCCTCGTATGCTTCGATGGTTGGGAACTTTTCAGGCCAGATTTTCGTCATCAGGTCATCGAAGAAGTCAGGCATACCTGGCTGGAAGGCAGCAATCATAGCCTCGTCGTCTGCAAGCTCAGCGACAGTACGCAACTCTGCCTGAGAGTAGTCGCACGAGATGATCTTGCAGCCAGGCTCAGCGACAAGGGCACGCTTGATGCCACTGTCACGCCCCATCGTCTGAATCGCTGGCCCCTTAGCCGACAGACGGCCAGTCTTAGCACCGTGAGGCAGGTAGTACGGGTGGATACGACCGTCCTCGCCGACCTTCCGGCGCACGTTGGCAATGAAGCTGCCAATCACCTTAGCTGCGTAGCGGTAGGCAAGCAGAGCGTCGATGAACTCAGTCTCCTTACCTTCGCGTCGCAGCTTCTTCAGGTGGTCCGAGTCGAACGACGGGGACGACACACCCTTGGACTTGAAGTAGTCCTTGATCTGCTTAGGTGACTGAGGATTGAAGTCCTTACCCGCGTGCTCACGCAGCGTCACAAGGTTCTCGTCGCACTGTTCCTGGTACTTCTTCTCAAGTTCATCGAGGGCATTGAGCGACACTGCAACACCGTTCATCTGCACGTCGTTCAGAACCTTCGTGACCTGCATACGGTAGCGGTAGTAGCCGTATTTTCCGCTGTTCTTGAGCATCGGAAGGAAGTATTCGTACAGCTTGTGGGTCCACACCGTATCGCAAAGGTTGTACTCATAGAGCTTTTCCCTGGGGATGTTCTCGAAGTATGCTCCACCCTTTAAGTACGACTTTGCATCCGAGTCCCAGTCCTCGGCACGCAACCAGCGACGGGCAAGCGGCTTCAGGCCATGCTCACCTGCCAGGTTGTCGAGCACGAAGTGCATGAGCAGCGTGTCCTCATGATGGTACACACGGATACCCAGGCGCTTCGACAGGTAGGGCATATCGAACGTGCCGTTGTGACAGATGACAGTGCAGGTGTCGCACAGTCGCTTGATAAGGTCTGCTGCCTTGTCGGTTTCGGCAAGCTCTTCAGGGATGACAACACCGAACTTGCCGTTCCACAGCGCAATAGAGAGGATGCGGCCAGCAGCAAAAGTGTCTTCGTCAATGTCGCCTGCGGACTCGATGTCGAGTGCAATCAGTGTGCCCGGCTTGAACGTGATGTCCTCGCCCTGCCAGATAACCCAGTCTTCGCCTTGCTTCAGACCAAGCTGCTCTGCACCCAGGTATGCATATTGCAGTGCCTGAGCGAGGAACAGACCAGCCTGCGGATTAGTGATGATCTGCTTAGGTGAGAGCGTCTTGTATGCCTTGCCCTTGTAACCCTTGACTGTGCCGAGGGTGATCTTAATATCCTCATCGTTCACGTCGTCAGTGATTTCGACGTGCATGTCTGCTGGAAGGCCCGACACCACGTGTGCCCGCCTAAGAAGAATCTGTGCAAGAACAGGCAGTTTGTCACAGTCTTCAGTCAGAATCTTCATACTTGCCCTCCTGTGTACTTAATGAATCGTTCGTTATTTGTTTTCCCCTTCACGACTTCTTGGATAACTCCGCGTGCCTGGGCGTATGTGATGATTTCCTTCAGTTCACGCATACCGCTGATTTCAGACTGGAACTTCAGCATGAGTTTCGGAATCGAAACCATGCCATTGTCGGTGCGTGCAACGTAGTTAATGAGCTTATCAACCTTGTTACTGAAGTTGCTGTTCTTCACGTGGTGGATGAACACTTCGTTAGAAGACAACCAGATAGAGGCAAGCGAGATAGCCTTGAGCATTTCTCGCATCGTCACAACGACAGTGCCCTTTGTTGTCGGCCCGTTATACATGGCAAGCAGAGCGGCGATACGCAGCACCGAGAACGTCATACGCTCAGTGCCGGGGAACAGCTCACGGCTGTTCAGCATGTGCCGCTCGGCAAGAACCTTGGCTTCTTCCGAGAACTCAATCCAGCGCTCGAACACGCCAGGCTCGAACTCGATAGGGATGCGGACTTCCTCGTTCTCCATGCGCTGCGCACGACGGGCATTGAACGTTGTGTCGAACTTGGTCACAGACTTGATGAGATTCGACAGCATGAAGTCACGCTGCTTGTCCTCAATACGGCCTGTCGATGCGCTCACGGTCACGAGCTTCACATCCTGGGAGGACGTGATGTACTTGTCCCTGTCGTCAATAACAACGAGGCAGCGAGGCGTGAAGCCGGACTCCACCTTCTCAGTTGTTAGGTGCTTCGCGGCCTGGTCCAAGATGCCCGTCCCGTAAAACGTCATGTAGTACGGGGTGGCAGTCTGGTAGGCGACCTTGCCGCCCTTGTCTTTTCGTGCGACAGCCGGAATGTAGCCGTCGTAGCTCTTGGTGAGGAACGGCATCATTGATGCCATGTAGCTACCCTTCTGTGCTGCGTGTGCGAAGAAGTCCTGCACCTCGTCAATAGCGAAGAGGCCACTCTCTTTCGGCTTAGTGCGCAGATACGCAGACAATGCCTCGCCTGTCGAGTCTTCCGGTGCAATGAAAGCGTCAGCCCCCTTGCCGATGCCGACAGCCACGTCGCGCATCATGGACTCTGCGAGGCGCAGAGATGTAGACTTACGAGACTGGGTAGTTCGTCCCAGAACCAGGAAGTAAAGGTTCAGTGGCATCTTCTGCACGTTGGTAGGGAGGAACGCGTATTTTGCGAACATCGAAGAAAGAATGGCAAGAGCGCCCGCGTAATGGAACTGCTTAGGTGCCATTGCCGATTTAGTCGATGCCCATGCTGCGAACTGATCGACAAAGAGGCCCATAGGTTCTTCTTCGCCCTCGTGCAGGAAGTCAACGTCCTGCAACGACAGCTCACGAGATTCACTCAGGAGGTATGATGCGCCGATACGGGTTGTCGCCTCAAGGTCGTTTTCTGTCGGCCCGTTGTGTTCTGACTTCCAGCGTGCATAGTCACGATTGATTTGCTTCCACAGGTACCCGTCGCCTCGCCCGTCCTGTTCGAACTTGTTGAACTCGGTGCCGCGCACAACGGCAAATGCTTCAACAATTGAACAACCTTCTTCCCATAGGGCGCACTGAAGATGGTACATCTTCGATGAACGATCTTCCTCGGTGGTGAAGACATCATCCGTAGCCAGATCGGTGATGTAAGAGCGATTCACCATGCCGAGAACTTCAAACATGCTGGGGATGTCGGTAGGGAAGTCTTCTTCCTCAATACCCATGCGCTCAATGGGAGGGTATTCGGCGGCGAACTCAGCGGCGGTGATAGCCTCGTCGTTGGCGGTGAGCGTGATTTCCCAGGGCTTCGCCTTCTTGAGGTTATGCGTGAATGGCACGCGCAGCTTCTTGGACAGGGGCCAGCCCCTGTCCATGCCGTCGTTGGCGTGTACCTCGTAGAGTCCTCGTGAGAGTGCTTCAAGCATGTCATTCGACAGGTCGTCTGCGTCGGTGAGAAGCCAGTATCCCTGCCAGTGCTTTTCGCTGGTCCGGACAGTGATAGATGGTTGAATCTTCAGCTTGTCGAGCGGACAGTCGTCGCCGTCTGCCCACACACACGAGGCATGGATGACGTTATCCTTGGCCGCGTGCCTGGTGTTTGACAGGGCCGGGGGCTTGGTGTAAAGGAAGGGAGAGTAGTACACGTCCAGATCCGCGTTAGCCTTGGCGTATGCCACCATCTTGTCGAGCTGTGCGGGCAGCTCGAACCAGCGGAAGTTGGTGAGACCGCCCATAGGCCCCTTGAGGATGATTGGTGTCCAGCCTTCGCCCGCTGGGAGGACTGCTTGGAAGAACTCTTTGAGGTTCATTGCTCTCCTTTCTGCTTGTATATAGTACGGCGGGCCGCACCTGGTTGTCAAGATGCGGCCCGCCTAGTGAAGATCAGAGTTCGATCTTAGAAGCCTTCTTCTTAGACTTCTTCTTGGCATCGTCCCACTCAATCCTCTTGATGTTGTTGCGCTTGTTGACCTCCCCATTGTATTCGCTGTCTTCGACATCGACAGTGATTGTCGCAGTCTTGCCAACAATGTCGAGTGCAACCTGGTTGAAGTAGTCCTCGGTACGACCGGCAGGCTCGTCCGGCCAGGCGTTGCCGGATGCATTGCAGAAGGCGGGTAGGCCCCAGTGGAGGCCCTTCTTGGTGACAAGGACCTGCCAGTAGCGAATCTGGCGCGCAGCGTGATCGCCCTCCGTGACAACGAAGTCCACGGTGTACATGGGCTTACCAGCCTTAGACTCTCCCAGCTCACAGGAATCGACAGCCACCTTGTACTGCCCCTTGGGCAGGGGGTCGAAAGACAGGGACTCGGCAACGTCCAGGTTCATAAGCTCGTCAAAGTTAATCATGGTCAGTTCTCCTTCTTGTTGGTGTTGTATTCTTCGATGGTCACGGGTAGCCAGCCGTATGTGTTGATTCGCCCGTGTCGAATAACAGCATCCGGCTGGGGGAATCCCTTATTGCTCTGTCGGATGCGGTACAGGATGGTGGTCCTGTTAACTCCGGTCTTTTCAGCCACTTCCTTAATCGACAGGTACTCAGTCATCATTCTCCTTAATGTCGTAATGCTCATGCACCCAGTTCATGATCTTCGACATGGATGGGTTGCCAATCATTGCTGGCATGTTGTCGAATCGCGTCTTGGTGAGAATGTTCGACGGGGCCTTGACGTTCAGAACAGTGATAAGCTGTTCGTTTCCATCTTCTCCCACGTCCTCCCACGTCGTGCGTCCGATAATATCGAAGATTGCCGGAAGCTTCTTGAAGCTCTGCTTGCCCTCAAACGCGGGGGCGATAAGCGACAGCCGTTCAGTCTCGGTGACTTCACGGGATTCATGCGTGATACAAATAATGTTCAGCGACAGATCGAAAGCAACCTTGTTGACAAGATCGAGCACCTTGTCATAGGTTGCCGCCCACATGGCAAAGCTGTCATTGGGCTTTGTGGCAGCGAAGTGGAGCTTGATAAGTTCCTGAAGTCGGTCAATGGTGTCGATGACGACAGTGTTGAACGGGCGGTCCTTGGCATTGCTGATCTTGACGAGCAGGTCTGCAAACTCCTTGTAGGAGACAGGCTGCACGATCAGCAGGTTGTCGAGGTCACCATACTTGGCAGCGGGTGCAGTACCGCGTTCCAAGTCGATATAGAGGACTGGTCCCAGCTCTTCGACGGTACTGGCTGTCGATGCGAGTGAAGTCTTGCCCGTACCCGAGGGGCCATAGAGCAGAACCTTCAGCTTCGGGGTGTTCTTACGAGGGTCAGACACTTCGATCTTCGTCCCTTTGAGGAACGAATCAAACTTTCCCATTGTTTCTCCTTTCTGTTATCGCTTGAACGCGCAGTAGTAACAGCCTGGGTGGCTGTCGAGTTCTCTAAGGTTGTCCCGATTTTCGTTGGCCCACTTGAAGATTTGGTTAGCGCGTTCAAGGACGTTGAGGGCAGCTTCGCGGCTGTACTTGAAGCACAACTCGTGGCTTGCCGTCATGACAGATTCTACCGTACAGTCTCGTGGGAACAAAATCAGCGAGGTGTGATTTACCTCATATCCAGCGTTCTCCATACCCAGACCGTACAGCATCATCTGATAGTAGTACTTCTTCAATTGGCCTTCGGTCATCGAGTCCGAGTAGAACTCAGGGTTGCGGTCCCCGTCAAAGAACGTGGCGCTAGAAAACGCCTTGATCTTCTTCTTCGACAGAACCTTGTAGTCCACGACATGCCCTGTCGAAACATCAAACCCATCAGCAGTGCCACGGATATCCCCATACCCGTCGATTGTGCCGACAGTGACCTTGGTTTCCTTCAAGTAATCCTTGAGACCAATAACATTCTCAAGATACAAGTGGAAAGCAGTCCCAATCATCGGGGCCAGAGGGTGAGTCTTTTCTTCCTTGTGGACACCCAGCAGCTTTTCTGCCAGGCAGCGTTCGCACAGGTCCCCAAGTTCACTTGGACCAACCTTACGCTGTTTATCACGCTCAGAGGGCTTGGTGAGTTCCTTGATAATCCGGTCGTAGATTTCACTCATTGGCTTCCCACTTCGTATAGAACTCTTTACTCATCACGTGAAGGTTCCATGCATATGTATGTAGGTCATCTACTGACGATTCAATGAAAACCAGAAAGTCCCCCGGCTTGACTGTCTTCCACATTTCCCGTGTACCAAAAATCGGTACCGTTGGTATGCGACGCATGACCTTATCTGATTCAGGTTTAACCTCCCATCCCGTCTTCTTTACTTTGTCGATATCAATAGTGTCCCATAGAAACTCAGGTGGGACTTGAAGGACAAACTTATTCTTCTGCATGGTGAATACCTTTCGACAGCCCCATCAATAGGGCTGTCGCTTCTTTTGAATTTCTATAGTCGCCAAGGTACACAACCTCGACAATATCCGGACATGACGCAATGAGATGGGCACAGCCCTGACAGGGATAATGTGTCACGTAGAGTGTGTACTCACTATCATGGGAGGGCATCTTCCTGATCGCGTTACGTTCCGCGTGAACAGTGTTAACACAGTGCCCATCAATCATTCGGTGACCACCTGTGTCGCATGGATCCAAGCCGTGTGGTGTCTCATTGAAAGCACGGGACACCACACGACTGGTCGCGCGGTCAACGATCACACACCCGACATGTGCCCTGTCGCAGCGTGACTTAGCAGCTTCATCCCGAGCGGCCCGAATGTACTCTCTCATCGAGAAAGAATCTCCCTCTGTTCTTCAGTCAGACTATTAGCCCACAGCAGCACCTTACGGGCAAAGTCCGACGGGTCCCTGTTGTCGTTCAGTAGTCCCGGAATAGCCTTCTTACGGTAGTCACTGAACGCGAAACGGTCGCCGTCCACGTACCGCAGCAGACGGCAGAGAACCGAGTTGCGGGACACCACGTAGTTGCCGTCCGTGTCCTCAATAAGGCTCAGGAGAACAGTCCCGTTCAGCCGGTCGGTGTAGTAGTGGTGCTCACCAATAGAAAGATCGTCCCGGTCAAAACCACACTCGCCCGCAGCGGGGTCGATCCACATGCTCGACAAGTCCAGAGGACGTGCTGCCTTGATGTCGATCTGTGCCGAGGTCATCTCCCGCGCATTGCACTTCAGATCGTCAACGGAAGGCACGACAAACACGCGGTTGTCGAATGGGTCAACGACAACCATCTCATTCTTTGCGGACCACCACTGAGCACACACGGTGCCCCTGTCGTTGATCAGTGCAAGCCGCCCGTTAGGCAGCGTCCCCGTCCCCAGGACAGCACCACTAGGCGCAGTGACCAGACCATCTTCGATGTCAAGGTACTGTCGCTTGACGTAACGTGTGGGAAGGTTCTCCCAACCAAAGCCAAGCGGGGGCGCGTAAATATCACGAATCGTTACGGGCAACCTTTTCTCCTTCTTCATAGTAGTGGAACTCAACCACTGGAATATACTCCCGTGTTACACAATCAAACTGCCGGTGATAGTAATACCCTGCATGACCAAAGTTCAGCGACACGATACGGTTTGTGATCAGAGCACCGTCGCTGTCTTCACGGTCGAACCAGTAAATACTCTGTTCATCACAAAAGCTACTATCCCGATGACCCTCCTTCCCTCTAAGCGAGACATACGCAGTATACGACCGTTCAAGCATGTGAACACACACAGTGCTCCCGTCCGTGAAGCGGAACCAAGCATCCTTGTCGTCCAACCAGTATTCTTCTACCGACTTCTTTAGCAGGTTTGCTGCCGTCTTGTGGTTAACTTCAATAATCTGCATGGCTCAGTCCCCACTTTCCAGCTTGTTTGCATAACGGGCCATAAGCCACACTGCAAGCAGGAGAAGTCCCACAAGAATAAGTGCCCCAATAA